AAGGGGTCAAGGAGTTGGGGAGGTACGCACTGCGCATCCTCCTTGACTTTAAACCCCCGCGACCCAAACTCTTCGAGGGTAGTTCTTCGGCTTCGTTCGAGTCGGCCCGCTCTAAAGGCGGAGCCCGCTCAGAACTTATCCGGCAATTTCACGGAAAAGGAAACGAATTGGGGGGCAGAGTGTCTAATGACTTACTGCGCATGGTTGACCTCCGAAGAGGAAAGGTGGGAGAGATCCGAGGATTCTCCCTCCCGCCCCTCGACGAGGTGGTCGACCGAGCCTTTGAGTCTATTGCCGAGGAGACAAAGCACAGTGAGATCGTGACCAAACCCGCCTCAGTTATGATGGCGGCGATCACGGAACCTCTTAAGGTGCGACTTGTCTCCAAGGGCCAGACCCTCCCCTACTACGTTTCTCGATTCTACCAAAAGGGTCTCTTTAAACATTTGAAGACCTTCCCACAGTTCGTCCTGACATCGCGTCCTCTCGACGTGCAAGACCTACACTGGATTCTGGAGACGGAACAGAAGTTGGGTGACCGTATTGGAAACCCCGACCTCTATAAGTCCGCCGAGTGGGTATCGGGTGATTACTCAGCAGCAACAGATTGGATTAACTCGGATTTGACCATGAAGGTGTTTAACACCTCCCTTATGGCCTCCGGTTATGGGGACAAGCTAAAGGCAGTCCTACGGTCGGTCATCCGTCCTCAAGAGATTAACTATCCCAAGAAGAACATGGATGCCGCCGATGGCGCCCTTGACCCCTTTGTCCAGGAAACCGGACAACTCATGGGTTCTACCCTAAGTTTCCCTATCCTCTGTATGATCAATTTGATCTGCTACTGGTCCGCCCTTGAACAGGTCCTAGACCGCCCACTCAATCCACGAGAACTGCCCGTACTAATTAACGGTGATGACATCTTGTTCCGTGCCACCAAATACCTATATAAGGTGTGGCAGGAACACATTGCTAAGGCCGGCTTTCGTCTCTCCATGGGGAAGAACTATCTTCATCCGAAGATCTTCACCATCAACTCCGAGTATTTCTGGTTCACCAAAGCAACTGAGTCTGTGAAGGGAGGGAAATCCATATCTGGATCTTCTTCTACCTTCACCCCCTTGCTCTACATGAATCCTGGCCTTCTTACTGGCCAGTCCAGAGAAACCGGACGAGAGGCACTACGCCTATTACCTGTATGGGACATTTATAATCTCTGCTTGCGAGGAGCCATTAACCCGGCCCGAGCTCACAAGAGGTTTATTCACTACTGGAAAGACGAAGTGAAGCGCGTTACTATGGATGGACAGTACAATCTGTTCCTTCCTTTTGAAAAG